TGCAATTTTTTGTGTTGTGTTTCCGTAAATCACTTTTAGTAAAGTTAGCCATTCATCTTTGGTAAAAGTGGCCAGATCAGTCTTGTTAATTTCTTGCATATATTCGCCGGCCATCTGTCCAGCAAACGTCATTGCTTCAATTTCATTTTTCGTTGGATCTATCATTTTGTTTTTTTCCTTCCAAATTTTTAAGTGTGATTGTGAGCAAAACCAGTAGTATTTTTTATCAAATGCATCTGAGTAATTGTGCCAGCCAAAACCGCGTGACTGTCGTCCGCACCAGCAGATCAAAATTCGTGTCCTTTAATGTTGGTATATTTACCTTCTTTTTTGACCAATATTTTTTGCGGTATTTTTAAATCGTTGCAACGATCAAGTGCCTCATCAATATTGGCGGGCAAGTCAAGTGTTCTTTCGCGTTTGTACCACCAAAGCCTACCGCGTTCATTTTGAATTTGTATCCATTCTTTATAAATTGCAAATCCGCAACGATATTCCACGCGCATCGTCGGCAATCGTCCAGCTTTTACATGTTTATAATAATTTACGTCATGCACCTTCGTCCATTCTGCTTTAAGCTGATGGCTCAAGAGCGCGCCGTTGCTAGACGTCTTTTTCAATTTAATTTCGTTAGGTGGAAATTTAAAATCACAACGCTTGCAATGTGAAACGCCAGCAAAATTAATTTCGTTGCATTTCGGGCATATTTTTATCGGTGCATCACCTTCGCCAGAACCGCGACCATCTTTGACATTAATCTGATCTATGACGCCGTGTCTCTCAGTGTTGCCAGCAAAATCCAAGATCAAACAGTCATCTTTTCCTTCTGCCAATCGCATTCCACGTCCTAACATTTGAATCCACAGAACCAACGACTGAGTAGGCCGAAGAGCGCCAATTAAATCAACGCAAGGTGCATCAAAACCGGTCGTCAGAACGCCGACATTTGTCACACATTTAATTTTGCCAGACTTAAAATTTTGTAAAATTTTGTCACGATCTGTTGGCGACGTTTTGCCATTAATGGTTTCGCAACTGATACCGTGAGATCTCACAGCATCTCTAACATTATTCGCGTGACTAATACCAGCACAAAATAATAACCACGAACCGCGATCTTTACCTTTAGCAACGATTTCAGATACGATGGCCTGTGTCGTTTTATCAACGTCGACTGCCGCTTGAAGTGATTTTTCTTGAAAATCACCACCAACTTTTTTGACGCCGGTCACATCTAAAGTTGTGTCTGTTTTTTTCGTACTCACTTCACATAAATATCCCTGTGCAATGGCCTCGTTTATTTTATATTCATAGGCAATGCCATCGAACAATCTATCTGTGCCTTGGTACAATAACCCACACTGCAATCTGAACGGCGTTGCCGTAAAACCAATCAGCTTTACTTTTGGATTAATTGCTCGCAACGCCGTTAAAAATTGACCATACATCGAATTATTATTGCGATTGATCATGTGCGCTTCATCAACAATAACCAAATCTATTTTATTTAAAAGATTTGCTTTTTTATAAATTGACTGAATGCCAGCAAAAATAATTTGACTGTCGAGGTCGCGACTTTTTAATCCAGCCGAATAAATGCCGGCTGGCGCTTCTGGCCATAAATTAATCATGCTGTCGTAATTTTGCTGAATCAATTCTTTGACGTGAGTTAAATTTAAAATTCTTGTTCCGGGATAATATGCAAGCGCCGATCGCATAAATTCGCAAATTGTATATGCTTTACCGGTGCCTGTGGGCATCACGATCAACGGAGATCCGGCTTCGTTCTGAAACCAACGATAAATACCTTTGACAGCGCTATCTTGGTAAGGTCTGAGTTTAATTTCCACTTTAAAAATCCGTACAAGCGCCAATAACGCTATTGCAGTAAGGCTGATTGTCATCATCAAAATTAAACTCCCCTTGCCGTTGTACAAAGTCGTTTAATTCTTTCCATGAACGGTCTTTTGTAAATGTGGCATTTGCCCTTTCTTCCATTTCCATCCACCAGTCACGGTCTTGAGGTCTGTTCTTGCAAATCCAAGCTCTCGTTTTTTCACTCTTTAGAAAACAGCCCGTACAGTTACCAAGTGCAGGATTAGATAACTGCAAATCAAAATTAGACTTACTCCAATATTCCGTTATATCACTAAGATAAATATTATTTTCAATTAGTGGATAAAAGGGTTTTACTCTTGGGTCTGGTGTTTTACTAGCGCGGTGCGTTTCATCCGCACGAATACCAACCGCATGATGCCATTGTTTATGTCCTAGAGAAACCATATAACGCTTAACAGTCCTTAGTTTTAACTCTATTGTACATATTCTATGGTCTTGATTAGGTAGGTATGGATTTTTCCATCCAAATATCAATTGTTCAAAAGGCTCACCCTTGCGGGATGCAGTATCAAAATCAACAACTTTAAAACCAACCTTACCGTCATCACACCTGTCATATTCAAGCCAAATTATTTGAACACCCCACTTTTCACCACACTCTTTTACATATAACAATGTGGCCTCGTCTTCCTTGCCTGTATTCTGGAACAAAACTATATAATTATCAGGAAGTGTGCCGCCATGCTGATCTAATATCATTTTAAGCATGTATCCCGATGTTCTACCGCCTGAGAAATTTATAACAATAGGCAATATTTTATCATCGATCAATCCCATTCTTCTGGCGAGCCATGTTGACATTTCAAATTTCCAGACATTACCTTTAACATGCTCAGTTTTTGTTGCGAGCTTTTTCGAAACCCAAACCTCATTCCGGCCGCGATACGTTATTGTTTTTTGATCCCACACACAAAGTGCTTTTTCAGTCTCGCGACAAAGTCTTAATTTTAAAGTTATTTTTTCCATTATCTGTCCAATTTTTGTATGTAATATTTTTACCATCAAAATTTATTTGTTCGTCCGGAACCAAGTCCGGAATAAAACGATGGCAATCGTGCAGTTGGCGCTGCACGTCAACAGGTATTTCTTTTTTATACTGACCGCAGATCCATTTCTGGTCTTCGTCTGGCGTGCTGTAAAGACACGTCCGGCAATTGCGTTCTGGCAATTGTTTGCCGTGACACTGCTCCTTAAATTCACACCACCGACATAAATAAAAGTCTTCCGCAAATGGTTTTGTCGGAGGCACTTCACCGTCAATAATATTTTCAGCTTTTTTAATTAGCGTCTCTGCAAATTTGCGATCGTATTTGACGCGCTCTGTGTAAATTTCGTCAGTATTTTTATTCACGGCCATGTAAAAGGCGCGCGTCAATTTTCCTAAATGCATGTACACTTGCATTTGTGCATAATGTTGCGGCTTAGATCCAATGACCGTCTTTTTTACAAGATCGTTAAATGATTTTTCGCTGTGCGTCTTAAATTCTAATAAATGCCATGTAGTTGGCGCTTCTGGAAAACCACGACCGACGCCATCAAACGATCCACCAAAATGATTTTTCACTGCCTTGATAGACCACTGTCGACCGGTCTCCGGATCAACTTCGGCAACTTCAATGCCGACGTCGCGCAATTCTTTGATAAAAACGTGTTCTTCATTATGACCGCGTTGAAATAATTTTAACAATCTGCCGTCGTGTTTAATGGTTCTGGCCCATCTGAAAGTGTACCAAAGTTTTCTTGGGCATTCGTCACCAATGATCGATCCACCAAGATGTGGGCGTCGACTGTCACCAGCCGACGCTTGATAATTTTTGTATATCGCATCACGAATTATTTGTGGTTTTGATATAGCGACCATTAGTCTATTCCCAAGGTGCCTTAGATGCGGCAGGAGTGCTATTAGCGCTCTCTGCCACAACTTCTACCGGCGCTGTCGTTACCGGAGCTGACGACGCCTTTGCTGGATGCCATTTGGTTATTTTGTTATACTGACCGTCCACATCCAAATCAACTGTCATCGGCTTGTCGTGCAGCTCCGTGCTATCTTGACACGTCTGCACGCCAACAGCGTCCATGATCGAACCGAACTGTGACCGAGAAATAGTCTTAGCTTTTTCGCTTGTGGGGTGCCACAAATTCATGTTTTCCCAGACCAGACGACCTTTGCCTTTGTCGCTTATGACCTCATAAGTAACCTTCAACAGTTCGCCGTTGCCGGATTTGTACGGCACAGTTTCTGAATTTTTGATGATCACTTGGTAGGTACCTTTTGGGAGTGCGGCGAATTCATCCTGTGGAAGATCCGCGCGGTTAAAGTTTCCTAAATTTGCCATTATTTTTTTCCTTTTCTGTTAAAAAATGGTATTGATTTTTGAATTGGCGATATATCACACAGGCCGTCGCTGTTTAATTCCAGAATAATTTCTGCTGGCATTCCATAACGATTTCCAGCTTGCCAAGCCGGTGTTTCCTGTGTATGCAACACGCGCTGACCATTGCCTAGGGCGCGTGTGACATTCTTGTTAAAACCTACGTCTTTTTCTTTTGTAAAAGTTTTATAATTTGCAAAGAAAATAACATCACTATCTTCAGCTACTAGTGCAGCAGCGGTTTTATGAAGCTTGATGCCATAACGGTCGTATGGATCGGTGTCTGGTGCATCAAACCTTTTTATCTGGTGGTGTGCAATCTGAATAATTGTCATCGACTTGTGATCACGCAAATAATTAATTGCTTTTAAGTAATCGTCGCGCCACTTGTCGCCGGCGAGCGCCATTCCCTTGCCAAAAGTTAACGCTTTGCAACTTTCATCATTGATGCTGTTGGCACCATTGTCAGCGGCAACCTCAGCCCATATGAGTGGCTCTAACCAATCTAAACTGTCAACCACAACAGTTTTAAATTCATGGTCACCACAGAGCGCGGAAATCGCGTCCTTGACGTCCTTGAACGATGTTGCGAGTGGGAACGCATCGACCGACAGATTGTCGGTGCCGTCTTCGGTGCGAATAAAAACTGGAGCGGGGAAGCTTGCTGCCAGCGTTGTTTTACCAATTTTACCTGTACCGTACAGCGTGATAATTGGTGGTTTTGGCGCGTCATCTGTACGCACTAGTGATTTAAGATCAATCATTTTCATTTTTTCCTTTCTTGATCTGTTTAAAAAAAGTTGTGGGTTTTGGACACACCAGTACCCACAAAACTGGTTAAACACTGGTGGAAAGAAACCAGCGTGTCGGGGGGATTAATTGTTTAATAAATACAAAATGATTTTTTTTCCTTTTGTTTTGTTCATTACTTTTATGCCAGATCTGTAGTTATACGTCAAGCATAAAAATGATCATTATTTTTAAATAGCATACCATACCTGTTTCGGCCGGCCGCGACCGGTCTTATCTTCTTTAAGCGTGGCTAATTCTGCCGCTTCTAACGTGCGTAAAATTTCTTCTAAATTTTTGCGGCCGTACTTTGAAAACGGTGACTGCTTCATCATGTTTGACCATGTAATTCCATTTTCGCCAAGCTCGCGCAGCGCGTTTAAAATTTCTTTTTTCTCTTTCTCAACGTCACTATTTGAGATATTACGCTTCATAATTTTAATCGTCGACTGCAACGAGTGACGCACATATTGAATGGCCCAGCTCGTGCTGGCAGCGTCAACAGTGTTGGCGTTGGGATCTTTGGCAAGCGCTACAATCAATGCCATTTTCATGGCCATCTCTGACGATCGACCGGCCAGAGCTTCAAGTCCAAATAGCTCTAATTCGTCACAAGTATCTACGCGCTCTTGGTCAAATTCAGCAATCAAGACCATCGATTGGTGGTCGAAGGATAGCTCAATAAAGCTTGGACGATCTTCGGCCAATTCGCTGTCGCTATAGACACCAAATCGCGCATCTATTTTTTCTGACCAATCGACAATTCGCTTTGGCACATCGACAAAATCAGTGTGGCGATGGACGCATCGCGGCATGTCGCTAACGCTCACAATAAATCGACCGATAAAGCCGTCGCTCACATTGCTGTTAGAGATATTTGCGAATAGTGTCGACGGCGTTGTCATAGATACCAGCGTAATGGCCGGATTATAAATTTTTCTGTTGGCCATTTCATCAGCTTTTTCAGAGCTGACGGCCATCGTCGAATATGCCAGTGGACGCATCACGCCGGCTGTGCGACCAACAGCTTCCATGATTTGCGTATTCGCCTCTTGAAAATTGCTGTTGCCTTTTGTGCCGGCTGCTTCCAAATACCGTCCAAATTCGTCAATGATTGTCAGGTGGCGTGGTCTTCTCAATAGTGTACTAAAAACGGCGCCGGCTGAAGTATAGCCAGATCCATTTAAGAGATCTTCTTTGCCACAGGCGTCGAGAACATTTTCGCATACGGTTTTGATATGTTCCTTGCCGGTTCCAGACTTGGCCACGTTCAAGAAATACATGCTAGAAAAATTATTCTTGGTCGTCTTAAACCGTCTGCCTAAAAGCAAACTAGCACAGGCAAGGGCAACTTGAACCGCAAATCCATGTTGGGGCGCGCGTGCTGTCGAATTGTAATAATTCACAATGTCTGCCAAGATGCCGTCTGGATTTAATAAGTGCTGCGGCATGTTGTCAAGCGACTGCTTTTCTTCAAATGCTTCTGGTTTTTCATTTAAACTTTTTTTGGTACGCTCAACACCAATGTCATTGAAGTCTGTCTCACCAGCTTGGACGTCTGGAAACACACACATCAATCCTAAAGCTTGAGCGCACGCTTCCGCTTTTGATCGACCGACGTTGACATCTTTTTCGTGATCATCGTCGCCGGCAATTATCAGACTGCTGTTCGGGAATTTTGCGCGAACCGTTTCAGTAGCCGGCATCAAGTTTCCGCTGTCGAATGCGACAGCAACAGCGTTGCCGGTCGCTTCGTTTATTGTCTTGCCGGTGGCCCATCCTTCGCAGACATAAACGGTTTTGCTGTCTCCGTTTATTAAATTGAAGCAACCAGCTTTTTTACCGCCAGCCAAAAACTTTTTATCGCCATTTTCGCTGATAAACTGAATTGTGCTAATTTCTCCATCGGCGTCAATGGCGGGAATTGCGATGCATCCCGCGTGAACTGTCGCAGCTCCCGCAATTTTCTTTTTCTCCAAATATCCATGCTGATTTTCTTCTCTTGCTCCCGCAATAATCGCTGAAGCTTTTTTTGCCGATTGCTTATAAATTTCATTTTGTTCTACCTCTCGCTGTTCTTTTGCCAAATTTATTTGGCGTTGATGTTCTGCGATCTGAGCAGCGGTCATGCTGTGGCGTTCAACGCTCGACCACTTTCCCTGTTCGCCAGTTTTAAAATTACCGTAAGCCGCACCAAAAACCTCACCATCAAACGCCACATACCATCCGGATCTCTCGCGACCTTTGTCGGTCGTCGTCGATAAACGATTTATTTTTCCGCTGGTGTCCGGTAATCCAGAAATAATCATGCCGGCGTCAGACAACACTTTTGTGAAATCCATAAGGATCTCAGTCGGATCTTTGTAGACCGGTGATTTTTTTAAGTACGATTTTTTAAAATTTATTTTTACCATTTTTGTTTGTTTCCATTTTTTTTTGTAATTTTTTGTTTATAATTCTTCTAACTGTTTTTTCAATAACAAATCTTTATAATTTTTTTCGGTCATTAGTAACGTCTCAGAAAAACCTTCCTTCGAAATTTCAGATAATGCAGCGCCGACAAAAGCTCGCGCTTGGCCATTATAAAATAATCTTACTTCATCTCCTTCAGGCATTTGATGTAAAATCTCAATTAATTCTTCGACGGTCATAATTTCCACTTCCCATTTATAATTGTGATTAAGGCGCGCTTGCCATTGTAGTATTGCACGCAGTGTGTGTTGCTGTGGCTAGATGGCCCAGCTTCATATTCCAATTTGCCGGTGCTTTTACCAACGCTATAACAGCCGTCAATTATTTCGGCGGTGTGACTATGGCCCTTCGTGACCTTCACGCCGATCCGACTTAAATTGCGCGTTGTGCCGCGCGAACCATTGGTGCCAATGTCGCCGTGTAAACCATGTTCGACGCCGTTCAACATGAAACTTTCGTCACCTTCAAGAAAAACAATTTTTTTATCGCTATTTTGCACATATTCACGCGCATATAAAATAAAAGGGTCGATCCCCTTAAAATCATTTTTTTCCAAATAATCAATCATCATGGCCGACAATTTTAAATACAAACGAGCATTGATTGGATCGGTCTTAAAATTTGCCTCTAACAGCCAACGCGCCAGTGCGCGGTCGTGGTTTGAGCTGACGACCAAAGAATTGCAGTCGCTTGGCGTGCTGTTGATCAAGCCGTCTAACGTGTCGTTAATCTCTTGTGTCAGATTATCTTGACCGGTTCTATTTTTTTTATAATCAACTATCCAATTATTTTTATGGTGGTGATTTCGTGCATACTGATCCAGCAAGTCATGCCAAAATAAATTGCGAGGCCGCAAGAAATCAATCATGCCACCACGATCAAATGTTGCGGCTTTGACTTTAGGATCTATTTTGCACCAGTGAGTATCTCCCATGACAAGGCCAAGCGGCCGCTTTGCGGTCGCGCAGCCGTCCGGCGTAAATTCCATGTTCAAATCACAAAACGATCCATTGTTCATGGCCGACAATTGACGCACATGAAAGCGATCGTCAGCGCATTCGACTAACAGCGCGCCAAAAGAATGATGAAAGCGACCAATATGCCCAGCCTTGGTGTCAGTATAATTTTCGACCGTACAGGCACCGGTCGTGTACATCATTTTTGGGTGTTTATTTTGCGGTGTGGCGACCGACTTCTGTGCGACACGAGGATGTCCAACAATGCCCGACTTGTCACCGGTAAGCGTTTCCATACTAGCAAGCGGATTGCTGGCAGTGAATTGGACTTTAGTGTTGACGATCATTAGCGCCTTGTGAAGCGCAATATTGCCTTTGACGAGATATGGCAGAACAGGCGCGTCCCACCATTCGTGATCGTTCAAATCCACCGTCCACTGGCTAGTCGGGTTTTTATATCTTGATGGAATAACAATTATTTCAGCAGAATAATGTTCCGCACACTTGATGATCGATTGCCAAAAATTTTTATGTACTGGCGTAGCGTTCTGCGCGGTCGTGACGATGTACCGCGACACCTTTGGCACATCACTACGCATCGGCACCTTATCATCAGCCACGGCATCAAGCAAATGAGTGCAGCGCCTTTCGCATTCGCAACATTGCCAGCGCTGCGTCTTAGTGCCGTCAGTGTTAGATCTAAAACCATATTTGCGTAATCGATCGCTGTTGCAGTGTGGACAGAACATTTTATATCGCCAACGTGCAGAACACTTGCTGCCCCAAAACAATGCATATGAATAAAAGATTATTCATACTCTTGATCCTCTTCAATAATCACGCTGGCATCATTTAAAACTGCCAGCTCAATTTCTAAATTATTTTTCTTCATCGCGTCGACGTGCGCTTGTGCCGCTTCCAATTGGCGCTTGGCTAGATCCAATTTCATTTCGGCAGTCGCCTTTTCTTGATCAATTTTTTCAATGCGCTTTTCTGCCCATTCAATCGCCTTTTGCAAATCAATTTTTTCGGACTGCAACTGGTCGCAGTCTGTATATATTTTATGGCCAGCACGAGTGGCGTATTTGACGATGCTGCCAACGTGATGTGGAAGCTCGTTGTCCATCGCATAGTCAGCCGGCTCAATTTTAAACCGTGAATAATGCGATGGATTTTTAATCAGATCAGCCATTAAATTAAGCTCCCACCTAGAAGAATAAGGACTGCCATTGAGAATAGGAAAGCGGCAAATCCTATGCTGCCTAATATGAACTTAATTAGCGACATTTTGAAATTTGCCCTTATTATTTTTATTGCGTTGATCATTCTATTGTTCCTTTTTTGATTTAGTATTAATCGTGTTATAATTTTCTACTTCTAATATTGCGTTACCTATTAATTCTGGAATTTGTGGGACGACAGCGTTGCCTAATTGTTTAAGTCTGTCCACCCTTCCGGGTATCCCATTAGCCACTCTACCCACTGCGGGTTCAACTTCCCACTGGCAGGGTCTACGCTCTGGGAAAGCATTATTTGCTTTCCCTTTTTTATCCTGTTTTGTACGCATTTGTTTGACAAATTTCCCCTGTCTCGATTGTCGCTTGCTTGTGGCGTTGGCCATAACTTCACTTTCTCCGCTAACCCTTGTTGCTTGCTGTTCGGCCCCCGTCCCTTCCACTCGCACGCTGTTGGTGTTGGCCACATTCGCATCATCTGCCCCACAAGACTGCTTCTGTTCTTTTGACTTTCTGGAAATGTCGAGTTTTTCGCATCGTTTGTTGTTGGTGTTCTCCATAGAGTTTCTGGAGTCACCTGTTCCCTCAAATTCGAAGATCGTTTTCTGCGTCCAGTCTGGCTCTCCTTGAAGCTCCCCGAAATCCCTGATGGAAGATGATCCATCGTGTTCGGAGTGGCCCACAATCCACACTCTGTCGCGTCTATGTTTGGCGTCGACGGCGACAGCTGGAATAACAAACGTCCTTGTTCCGTAACCTTCACTTTCCAGGTCAGCAAGCACAGCGTCGAGGCCCATATTGATGTGTCCAGCAACATTTTCTCCAATAACCCAATTCGGTTTGTGCTTTTTGATGAGGCTAAACATAGCCGGCCAGAGATGGCGGTCATCTTCCTTGCCTTTTCGCTTCCCGGCAACACTGAATGGCTGACAAGGGTATCCTCCGGTAATAATGTCAACTGCTCCGTCATAATCAAGTGTCCTTACATCTTTGTAAATTGGCACATCAGGCCAATGTTTTTTTAATACTTTCTGTGCTTTTTCGTCATACTCGCAGAACGCGACAGTTTCAAAACCGCCTGTACGTTCTAATCCTAAAGAGAAGCCGCCAATACCGCTAAACAAATCTAAAAGTTTAAGTTTGTCTTGAGTCATTTAAAGTCTCTGTTTTTTTTGGCATCATTGCCAGTTTAAGATTGTTTTAATCTTATGCGAAGGGCTGCCTGAACAGCCCCTCTGATAAAATTACTAAGACCAAGTTGTAACTTTGATAGTTCTCGGCGCATATCCATAAGAGGCTATTCTTGCCAATGCTCTTTCAGTAGATGAAAATTTTGAGCAACCAGTAACTATTTCCAATGAACCGTTTTCGTGATGAATTTCTATGTCGTGGTTTCCGTCTATAACAACTTGGTTATTTGCGCTGTGATATGATGGTAGGTCTACGCACATTTTATGAACAATAAAACCAACTTTATCATTCCACTGATCGACCAATTCATAAGCGCGCTCTTCGCTTGTTGTGGCAGCCACTATTTCTTTTTTGTCGTTTACTATTGTGTATGTAGTCATTTTGTTTTCCTTTTGTGTTTGTTTGTATAGCTACAATATCAAGCAACAAATAACGCGTCAAGCATAAAATGTATTATTTTTATTTTATTTCTTTTTATTTCACTGTTTTGAAAAAAAAGAATTTGATGTAAGTTGTTGATCTATATAGTATATTATATATTATTATATATTATATTATTATATATATATATACACACACTATTAGTATTAATCTGTCTCTTTTTGTCTTTTAAGAGGTCTATTTTGAAAAATAAAAATAAAATACGAAAATGATGTATAAGTTATTGAAATTAAAAAGCTTCTTTTTTTTCAATTTGGCGAAATAAAATCAAAATTAAATCAGGATATAATAACAATTGGCGATTTTGCACAATTTTGATATCATGGCACAAACATAAACTTTGGAGAAAAAAAATGAGCAAACTTCTCAAACACGACTGGCAGGATGAAAACATCAACTGGCTAGAAGAAGATCTGCAACAGGCCATTATTATGCGTATGCGACAGCGTAAAGAGCATGGAGATCTGTTTCGCATCGTTGGTGATATGAACGCCGGCAAACGCAACAAAACGACTGGTGCGCGATTAAAAGCCGCTGGGATGCAGACCGGCGAACCCGATATGCGAATTTATGTTCACGGCGGCTTCACGGTATTCGTGGAATTAAAACGCGGCACCGGGAAAGTGTCCGACGCTCAAGACGCGTGGCACGACGTGCTGGCTGATCTTGGGTTTGACGTGTGGTTATTGCGCGCTACAACGCCGGCAGACGCGGTCGAAAAAATGCATGGCGTAATTGACAGTGTGTTGATGAAATACGAATACTTTGAAGAATAAAAAAAGCGCTCCGGCTGGAACAAAAAAAAGGAGGAGAAAAAAACCAGCCAGAGCGCGAGATCGGAGAAGGAAACCTTAAAAGCAAAAAAAACCGATCGGTTCAAATGATAGCAGAAAATTGCAAGGATCACCAAACAAAAAACAACGAGTGCTATTTAAAATTGTTTTTTTGGAATTATTTTAGTAAAATACTGCATATGATTAGAAGGAATAAAACTTATGGCTGATAAAAAAACCATCCCGCCGGCGCTCGCTGAAGCGAGTAAAAAAACCCACAAAAATGCCGGCACCAGAAAATTTACGAAAAAAGAAATTGTTGCTGCATTAGCAAAAGCTGGTACTAAGCTGGGCGCCGCAAAAATTTTAGGATGTCATCGCGACACTATCACGACTTATATGCGTCGAGATCCTGAGATCGCCGACGCTGTGCAAGAAGCGCGCGAAAATTTAATCGACATTGCCGAAATCGGACTAATGCGCAATGTTTCAGAACGGCATCCGGCCAGCATATTTTTCACGCTGAAAACGCTGGGTAAAGATCGTGGCTATGTTGAGCGGACTGAGACGACCGGTAAAGATGGCGCGCCGCTGGACAATGATGTCAAGGTCACGTTTGTTAATGCAGAAAAGAAAGATGATTGACCTGAAGGTTAACAAAAAATTAGAAAGATTTCTGACGTGCCATAAACCGTTGAAGATTATGATTGGCGGTCGAGGATCTGGTAAGTCGATTGGCATTGCGGATATTCTGACATACAAGATGCTGACCGAAAACGCAAGCGTGATGTGTCTGCGTGAATTTCAGAAATCGATCGAGGACAGCGTTCACAATGTGATGTCAGAGAGCGTCAGAGAGAGGCTAAAGCTAACTGGCTGGGATTGCCAAGCGAAGCAGATCATTGCACCAGCCGGTAACAAGACGCTGTACATTGGCGCCGCTCGCAATCCTACCAGCCTACAGTCGGTTCATGGATTTAAGTATTCGTGGTTTGAGGAAGCTCAGACCGCGTCAGAAACTTCGCTAGATACTTTAATACCCACGATTATCAGAACGACCGGCGCCGAATGCTGGTTCTCAGCAAATCCACAAGCGTCCGGCGATCCATTCTCGCAGCGCTTCATTATTCCCTTCAAGAAAGAATTAGATCAGCATGGATATTATGAAGACGATATGCACATGATCGCCGTCCTAAACTGGCGTGATAATCCCTGGTGGAATAGCGCACAGGAAGCGCTGAGACAGCTTGATATGAAAAATATGTCGCGTGCAAAGTACGATTGGATCTGGGAAGGTGACTTCAACGACACGGTCGAGGACAGCATTATTCAACCAGAATGGTTTGATGCTTGCAAAGATTTGCACCTCAATCCGAAATTTGCAGAGGCGTTTAAACCAAATGGATCCAAAATCATCGCGCACGATCCGTTCGATGATGGTGGTGATGCCGGCGGTCTGGCGGTGCGTCATGGCAGCATCATTCAGCAAGTAAGAAGTAAGTCGACCGGCGAGATCGACGAAGTGTGCGATTGGGCGACAGGCATTGCATATAACGAGCGCGGCGACTGGTTCGTGTGGGACGGTGATGGAATGGGAACCGGTCTCAAGCGTCAAGTGTCGGATGCGTTCGATGGCACTGCGATTAATTACCACATGTTCAAAGGTAGTTTGAGTGGTAAAGGCCAAGACAACGCCAACAAAATTTATTTGCAATCTGCCGGTGATGCAGAGAGCAAGAACAAAAATCAGACGTACAAAGACACCTTTAAAAATAATCGCGCGCAGTATTATGGAGAGCTGGCACGCCGGATGCAGAACAGTTATTTGGCACTAACTAAAAACTTGTACATCGATCCTGACGATATGATAAGCTTGAATACGGCGGGCATAGATGATATTATTGGACTGAGATCACAATTGTGTCGAATACCATCTAAGCCGAACGCGAACGGCTTATTGCAAATTATGAGTAAAAACGACATGAAAAAACTTGGCATTCAGTCACCGAACGAAGCAGACGCGGTGATGATGTCGTTGTATCAGCCGGCCGCCGTCCACGCTGCCGCTGATATTAACTTTACTAATTGGAACTAAATATGGATTATGAAGATTTTAACGACGTAAATCAGTGCTTGAAAGAAGCACAAGATGCCGAAGAAGACATGCGCGCGCTTGCCAAAGATGCGCTTGTTTTTATTACAAAACAAGATGGGCAATGGGAACCGGATCGTTGGTCGGATAATCAAGGCAAACCAAGATATACGTTTGATCAGACGACACCGATCGTTGATCAGATCGCTGGTGATTTAGATGATAGCGACTTTGATATCAAAGTATCGCCGGCCGACGGATCAGCAACAAAGGAAGGTGCCGAACTGATCGATGGCATCATCAGAAATATTGAACGGCTTTCTGAAGCTCGTCATATATACTCTGATGCTGCGCGCAACATGGTCACTTCCGGTATCGATCACTGGATGGTGGAGACAGACTATGTAAACAGCAATAGTTTTGATCAAGAAATAAAAATCAGTCCGATTTTTAATAGTTGCGAACGCGTCTGGTTTGACACTAATTCACACAAGATCGATAGATCTGACGCAAAATATGGTTTTTTATTATCTGCCATTGCTACCAAAAATTATTATGAAGAATTTCCGGAAGGATCTGGACAGTCTGTCAGCACAGACGATAATAATGACAGCGTCTATTATAATAAACCGGATCAAGTTATTATTGGCCATTTTTATTACTGCAAAGAAATTGAATTTGAAATTGTGGAAACAAAGTTGGGTCGTGTGTTTGAATATAACGAAGCTTTCAAATTAGTTGAAGATGCGTTAGCCGAAGAAGGTGAAACGATCGAGAAACGACGCACACGAATGAAAAAAGTTTTCTGTATGCGAAAATTTGACGGATCTGGCTGGCTAACAGATCCGGTCGAAACTGTTTTCGAAACCATTCCCATTGTGCCGGTTTACGGTAATTATAAGGTTATTGAAAACAAACCAACTTATCATGGCGCCGTTTTAAAGCTCATGGACGCAC